TCCTGGTAGATGGTTAGATTATTCACAAGAGTGATCACCTTAAGTAGGTCTATATATTTCTGATTGCCGGACCGGTACGGTATCGCAGCGCTCCACCATTCCTGACGAAATCGTACCAAGCGATTGTCCTCAACGTAATAAAAATAATCAGGAGGCAATAAGAACAGCTGCCCCGATCCTATCGATGCAAGCCATTCGATACGCCAGTCATCAATCTGCTGTAAAAATCTATCATAACCGCCAACCCCTAAGTCCTCAACGAGTGTATATGTCGTCTCAAGCTCATCGCTCCAGCCGGTTATCGGTGAATATTTCTTCCATTTGATGCTGCAATAGTATGTCTCCCCTGCTGCGGATGTTACCCAAAATCCAAATACCTGGTAAAATACAACTGACTCTTCGGGCACCGACGCTGTTCGTAAAACATTAGTGAACTGCCAGTAATCAACCCAGTTGCTGTATTGAGGAACAGTGAAGGTGACAAGATCGGGATCAAGATTCGGATCTGAATATACTGTGTAGTCGCTCACCCACTCCATGAAGATGTCATCATTAAGTGAGTACTGGAGATTGAGCCCGGTCGTGTCCACAATAATATCGATCAAGGACTGTACTATTGATTTGGAGAAATAGTATCCGTATGAGTTCTCCCCGGGTACATTATATATAAGCGCCTCAGAATATGACTGGAACAGATCGAGAAAGTCCGTGCATGTGATGGAGATTTCTTCTGTGTCATCCGGCACCTCATTAAGCTGTACAAGCCCCAGGAAGATCAACCGGTCGTCCTCAAGTATTTTTACTATGATCTTCGAATACCTGTTGACCACCACGTCCTTTGTGCAGGTCTCAGGATCATATTGACTCTCCTCTATTATGTTGCCGTCCTCATCCTTATATAATACCACATTTATGATCTCATCGGCGGGAGGATAGACAAAGTGATCGAGCAAAAATTGTGTTCTAAAAAATTTGATCCGCGCCTCTCGCGGCTCTCTCAAAAAGAAATCCTCTGACATGAAGCGCTCGGGATCGTGATCCAGCTCTGTGTGTTCAAGACCGGTCGGTGTGATATCGGTCTCTTCATCGAACCCAAAACTTAGGTTCCAGCCCTGTATGAATTTTACTTCAAACATGATCTCTCCACGTAATACCACTCTTTCTCTGCGAAGCGCATTCTTGCGCACTCTGTGTTCTTTTTATCTTTGCGTAGCGCATTATTGCGCACTCTGCGTGAAATCCTCATCAGAATCTCCTCCGTGCCTTGCGCATTGAGTTCGTATTATCATCGATGTTTTTCAGGTGTGAGAGAAATTTTAAATTATCCCTCAATAACCTGTTTTGCTCTATAAGAAGCTTTGTGCTATATCCACCTCGCTCCACGCTCATCGCTCCACGCTCTTCTATTCCAATTTCTCCGTCTGCATATCCTTGTATAACTCCACCTTTCTTGATGTAAGAAAGCGGCCCTTTATTTTTCCTGGTGCCTTCTGCATCTGTAATTGTCTCACCGCGACTGAGTAAGGCGAGTATGCTATCGGACATATCTGTGCCGGGACCCTTGATCTCAATAATACCATCACTACCGTAACGCTGTAGCACTCCCAATATATCTCCGATAGGTTCACTAAAAATGTCAACCTCTCCCTCATTGTATTTCTGGGCTTTGATCGTGGCGATTTGAAACGCACCCTGTGCTGCAACAAGCATAGACAGAATTAAACCGGGAATACCTCCTGGATCTGCAAAAGCTCTTATTACACCGAGGGCAGTATTACTGATTGCCTGTCCTATCTGAACCGGCTTCTGTGCTTCAGCAAGCTCCTTTTTCTTCTCTGCATATTCCTCATCAAGCTTTTCGAGTTTCTTTTTCTTATCTTCCTCAGATTTTGCGGAGTCCTCGATCGCTTTTTTTCTGTCGTTGTATTCATTCTCAATATTTGTGGATTGCAGATCATAATATGCGCTCCATGCTCCTGAGATATTGTTCACAGTTCCTGACACAGCAGATCCCCACTTCCTCACATCGTCGAGGGCAAGGTCGAGATCGCTTTTTATTTTTTCCGGATCTATAACATCTATTTTATCAAGATCGAGTTCTTCTATTGCCTGGTTGACTTCCTGGGCGACAAGCTCAAGCTCTTCCTCTGAAAATGGTTCGAACTCCATCCCGATCGGGACATCCGGCACAGACGGAAGATTTGCAATTTCTTCCTCTGCAGCACCCTGTTTTTCAGTAAGGGCAATAAGTTGTTGCTTCTTTAGTTCTATCTCACTCATCAAGCCAAGCTGATCACCTAAACCAGAAATGTTCTTTCTCTCTGTATTTATTTTACTTAATAGAATAAGCTCTTTTTGATGTGCCTCATTTAGTGCCTCGTTAATAGCAACAACGTCTGATGCTGCACCGCCAAGACCTTTCATTACTATCTTTCCGTAGCTCATATCTTCAAGATTTTTCAGATTTTCTTTACCATATTTTGCGTAAATTTCTGCAAGTTCAGTATTAAAACTAATTAGATTCTGTTGAGATTCTTCTATCTTTCCAGTTAGTGTCTGTTCGTCTACCAAATATCCTTTTTTCTTTTGATGGTGTTGAAGCTCCATAAGGTCGAGTTCAAGTTGTAGTTTTTTGAGCTTATTGATCGTCTCAACATTCGCTCCAAGTCTCTCAAGTTCATCGATGGTCCTCTCAAGAGGTGTCTTGGTGAGTGCATCAAAGAATCCGCCTGCAAGCGATATTGCTCCTTCGAAAATCGGCAGCAAGGGTGTGAGCCCCAGCTTCATCAGGTCGCCGATCTTCTCCTGGAGATCTCCAAATACATTGCCGAGCTGCTCCATTTCACCGGAGGTATTCTCAGCCATCTCCTCAGCTATAGCAAAACCATCGATGCCTTTTTCAAGCACCTGCTGGAACTGCTCCTCTTTGGATTTTGTCATATCAATAACAATACCGTAACGTGTGAGCATTTGAGTTTGACCAGCTGCTGCGCGTCCTATCATCTGGAAGGCAGTTTGCAGATCTATCTTGTAGGTGGAAGCAAGCCCGATGGCTGCTTTCTGAACACGCGGAAGATCCTCGGCTGCAAACTTGCCAATGTTCTGCGCCAATGCAGTTCCCATGAGTATAGCTTCGTCTCCGTATCGTGTGATCTCCTGAAGTCCGGACGCATAATTTTTCAGCTTGGAAAGATTATTGTCTACTTCCAGTCCGGTATTTCTCAGCGCAGCTTTGAGAGAATATTCAGCATCCTCCTGGACGTTGGCTTTTTCTGTAAGCCCTCCGAACATTCCCATGACCTGCTGACCTGCCTGCATAAGTCCGGTGTAAATAAGAGACAGATTTCCGAGTGTATCGAGTGCATCGCCCTCAGCATTTATAGTGAGAGTTTTTTCATCAGGGATTGCATCGACAGCAGCTTCTACATCTTCAGCTTCATCTATTGCCTCGGAGCCGTCGCCCGTAATAGTCGCTTCACCTTCTATGCCGGTGATCTCAGCTTCAACTTCGTCAGCGATTTGGTCGAGTTGAGACAGATCAGCTTCAACGGTTACGCCGGACAGTAAGTCCTGGAACTGGGAAGAGAAATTCTCTCCGAGTCGCAGCGCACCCTTGAGCCCTTCCTTGAAGGGTGTCAGGTCGAGTTGAAGTTCTATCTGCAAATTAGCCATTGAGTCGTCCTATATGGTACAGTGCTTCATCGATGTTCATTGTACCTGCATCACGGAATCCCATGCGTGTGAGCGTATGCTTCAGTCCCCAGAAGGGATTGGTTTGGATGGTTTTGGTTTCTCGCTCGTCTGCTTCTCTGGGGTCGTCTGGGTTTTCTGTCTCGGACGAATCACCAACATAGCGAATAGCCCTGCTGATTCTTCGCCCATTTTTCCGAAAAAATCAGAAAGTATCTGTGCGACTATGCCGAAGTCTACCTTCCCGAAATCATCGTCCATGCCCGTGATGATCTTGCAGAGATCAACGAGTTTCTTTTTGCCTATGAAGTAGCCGATAATATCTGACATATCGGCAGTGATCTTCCTGCCAACCAGGAGACCTTCAGCGCCGCACTCTTCGAATAATATCCAGACCTCAGCGAGTGTATCGAGGTCTATTTTGATTGAATAATTTTTCAATGTATTAGTCCTTCCCTGTTTCTTTTTCTTTGTGTCGAAGCCCGAAATAGAAAGCAACGACCGTGCCTATAAGAGCGTAATCCCATGCCGTCAGTTCAACGACCGGCAGCTTGAAAAGCGGTCCGATCACACGGCAATACAGCACAATAAAAATGAGCAAAAACCCGGTCACCGGTCTGAATATATCTCGCAGGAATCCTGCAAGCGGCGATTTCGAAACCTTCGTTTCTTCGATATACATTTGGCGTGCGGATTCGAGGTCTTGAAAAACTAGTTTTTTCTCCTCCAATGCGAGTTTTAATACGCTCATTTGTAGATCATTCTTGATCTTATTCGCTTCGTTTTTATCAGGAAAGATCAGGTCGACTCCCTTCCCGACGAGTTCGAGTACATCTTGTATAATTGGTAATCCCATTATATTGCTCCTCTCAGCGCTGCGAAAATAATACCGAGCGCCATGCCCCCGATACCCGTCCACAACCACCAGATAGATTTCTTGTTTGTTTTTATGTTTTCCTTATTGGTCTCGGTATCATTGACGACTACATCGAGCTTATCTTCCATATGATCGATCTTATCGTAGATCATTTTGTTTGTGATTCTTACAAAGGTTTTGTTGCCGTTTTCGTCAGACATTAAGGGCGCTCCTAATTGGATAAAAGCCCTCTCAGCAACACACCGAAAGGGCTTGCATATCATTGTTATGGGTTTAAGCTGGGGGTGTCAGTACATCGTGCCAGATGTGATCTCTGAATGCAGCGAGGTCGTTTGCGGCAACTTCTGCTTTCCCACGAATTAAGATCGTGGAAGTTTTTCCGTCTGTATCGAGTTCTTCAATTTCAGGATAGAAATCCAAAACAACAGTGCTCTTGACTGTTTTTTCATCTTCACAAAGCGCATCGATCTTGACTCCGATCAGTGACTCAATATAGTCCTGGTTTGCCATGGTGACATCCAAGAGTTTGATTTCGAACAGTCCGTCATACAGGGTGGTCTTCATTCGTCCACCGTGTACTCTGGCTGATTCTTTCGGTGTGAGTTTTATGAGTGAGGAATTATCTTCGTTCTCTCCAATGGCAACGGGATCAGTCTCTCCATCGAAAGTTGCCTTCAATGTGTCATAATCTGCTTCTGCGACAGGTGCAACATACGCAACCGCTACACGTAGATAAACGCCAAATCTTTTGACGACGTGCCCGGCAGTTCCAGCTACAGGATATTCAGGCATAGTATCTCCTAATTATTATCTGTTTTATCCGGCGACTTCTTTTTGGAAGAAGGGCGGCTCCCCTTGCGAGAAGCCGCTTTCTCCTGAGAGGGTATGTCAATGTCGTCGGTATGGGGTTTATGTTTGATTGCAGCAACTTCAGCAAGTCCGCACATATCTATAAGATAATGCTTTTCCGGCTGAGTTACGCTTACTATAGATCCACGAGGATGCCCTCGAAAATTAACGTCTATCAGTCTTATTCGTACCATGATCAATACAGTGTCAGATAGACAGTAATGTCGAAATAATCGGTCGTCACATCAGAGACATCATAGAAGATATATAGGTATTGATTCAGCGGATACGTTGCTGTGCCGATCTGTACTTGCTGTACTGTAAGGACATCATCAACGAGCGCCTGGCTAATTGTCTGTAAGTTGGATGCAAGCTGTGTAATTGTTAGCGTACTGTCCTCTATCGCCGATGTGGCTGCATATACACGACCAAGTTTGGTTGTGTCACCGGTATCGTCAGGGCATTGGATATGTGCTTCGATGACTGCGTGCATGATGGCAGGATTGCTCAGGTCGTAGATCGCATAGAGCGTTGTACTTACATTGTCAAGAGAGTCAAGCTCCATAACAGTTGTGATATGTTTGAACATCTCACCGCCAAGCAGTTCATCGTTGTAATCCGTATTTCGGATCGTCGGTACGGTTGCCTCCTGCGCGAAAAGAGATACGCAGAAAAGCAATATGATTGAGAAGATAAGTAATTTTTTCATGTCGCCCCCTTAGTTATCGCGCTTGGATACAGCGTAGGTATTGTCCTGGATAGACGAACCATACACACTATAGATATTAATATAATCGGATGCAGCTCCGGCGTGAGGTTCGGTTTTGACTCCGAATTCCTTCTGTCGCCCGAAGCCGGTTGAAAGCTTAGAATAGAACAGGTTGACTTTCTTATTCTTTGTTCCTGTCAGGATACCGTTCGAGTCCACGAGAGGCATGTCTGCGAAGAGTAGTATGTCGAAGCCGAGCAATCGTCCAATGACGCCATCTTTAAGGGCAGCAGTGTCCGGGATTTTATCTCGGGATATAAATCCGTCAATCGAGTAGAGGTCGGATTCGTGATCAGAATTGATCGCAGCAGTTCGTCCTTTCAGCGGCGCTTTTACCGCGTTGAGTTTTTTGCGGGCATCGAGGAAGTCTGTTTTCGAAAGCTTATTGTCGACAGTATCCGCAAGCTTGAGGCGGTTCGCTGCAAGAAGACCTAATATCATCACATTGATGATACGCAGATCATATGCATCGAGCAGCCCATCCTTTGCGTTGCTTGTATACAGAGAGAGGAGTTCCAGGTTGGATTGAGAGTTTTCAATATCTGACAATATCTGCGGTACACCATATTCCTGATCGAAGTTGATGTCGAATACGGTTTTTGCAGGATTTGTAAAGCTTTCGTCTGTGATAGGCATTTCTACAGCAGATACGCTTGCAAGTTTTGGTCCGTGATACTTATCGGCTTTTGCGCCGTTTGTGAGCGGTGTGTAATCCGTGATAGTATTGACAATTCGCTGTGTTACAGACAGCTCTTTTTTCATCTGTTCAAGGGTTTTTGCACCCCATAGTTCTGGATAGAATGCCATCAGTTGCCTCCATTCTCAATGTACTGATTGTGGAGCTTTTCCACAAGCTCCGGATTTTCTGCCCTGTACTTTGCATACAGCTTGGGATCATCGAGCAACTGCTGGTAGGTAACTCCTGCACCTTCCTCTCCGTCATTGATCTCATCTTTCTTACTGAGATCGACGGCTTTTCCGGTTGCAATGAATTTGTCGAGCTGCTCGTCTGTAAGATCGAGAGCAAAATCCTTTTGGGCAGGATACATCTTGCCGTCCTTGATAGCGTTCTCCACCTTAATTTTACGCTGTTCGTCCTTGAGTTTTTGATTCTCGGTCTCCAGCGTTGCCGCTTTATTCTGAAGTTCCGTCACCTCAGTGATAGCGGCAGGTTCGTCTGCTGCATTATTAAGCAGCTTCAGAAGTTTTTCCATGTCTTTTCCTTCCTCCGCTTTCGTTTGAAAATGCGGAAATGTTTTATTTTCGAATGTAAAATTTTTCGGTATGTTTTTGAAGCCCTTCCATAGTGCCGATTCAGGGTCTACACATGCGGCAGCTTTCAACTCATTCGTGATCTCATCGATGAATCCGTAGTCCTTCGCTTCGTCAGCACCCATCCACTTTTCTCCATCCATCAGGGCATGAATTTCCTCAATCTTTTTTCCTGTTTTCTGTGCGTATATATCAGCAATTTGCGAGTCTTCAAACTCAAGGATTTTAACTGTTTTTTCGTGGTCCTTAGAATCTCCCATCGTTATACCTGAAGTGTTATGGATCATGTATGTTGCGTTGCGTGCCATATAGACAACTTCACCTGCGAGCGCAACGAATGAAGCCGTAGAAGCCGCAAGCCCTTCAATGTATGTATTGATGACTTTTCCTTTTGTGCGTTCCCTCAAGATCGCATTATAGATCGCCATGCCCTCAAAAACGCCTCCACCCTCAGAGTTGATATAGATCGCAATTACTTCAGCAGTAATTTCTTTTAAGTCTTTTATAAAATCGATTGCGGTGACGTCATCATACCTTCCGATTATTCCGTAGATATATATCTCAGCGACATCGCCTGTCTTGTTTCGAATCTCGTACCAAGGTTGCTTTTTCATATGACCGCTTATAATTGTACCTGCGTACGAAACAAATAAAATGGTGAAATTTTCACCCTTTTAATTGCAATTTTGACAGTATTTTGTCATATAGTCCTAAAAATTTTAAGGTGTTATATGGCAGATTTTATAACAACGTTATTGACTGGAGTGGAGACAATACTCGGGGAGAGTGAGATCACTCTCAACCAGATCGAACCATACGAAGGGCAGCTTGAGGATCTCGATAATTTTGTGATCGTCCCTCCCGCACTCTTCACAGAAGTAGAGCTGGGCAGTAATAAAAACGAGAACTATCTCAATATCGACTCCCGCCTACATTTCTATCTTGTCACATCCCATATGAAAGGAACGGCAGCATCCTCCATGTATGCACTCCTGATCAAGATTATAGCAGAGTTCCACAACGTCGATGTAGGCGCAGAACGGCTTTTCTTCGACGGCTTTGAACGGCTTGCGATCATACCCGGTTTCTGTGCATACAGGGCAACATTCCGATTTGAACACCTGGAATAAAAAAGTGAGGTAAAATGAGCATAATGTATACAACGTACGCGACTGTAGCAAAAGACCTTGGTCAAAACTCTACACTGATACTTACCGGACTCCTGCAAGCTGATGTCGAAGCGATCATACTCAGAGAATCAAAGTTTATCGATGACCTGATCCAGCGCATTGAGACCGTGCCTTTTAAAGAGGGTTCGGTCCCTGATGTTATTGCTGAGATCTGCATCATCTTTACGAAGCACAAACTCTGGACTCATAAAGCAGCAAGGGATATTCCCGACTATGTACAGAAGGAATATGACAACGCAATGAAGCTTATTAAATCCATCCAGAAAGGGGAGATTTCTCTCGGTACGATCACAGACTATACGGACGATGAGGAAGATCTTGCCGAAGGTGGGATCACGGAAAAGATGAGATGGATTTCACAACCACGATATTTCGAGCCGGTCAATGTCGATCCCGACACCTAATCGCGATCTGCTCAATCTCGTAGGCGTCACGATACGCGACAGGATCAAGAAGCGCATACGGGATGGTAAGATCAAGCCGGCAAGTAAGAATGCCAGTAAGCGTACCCTGGTTGGAAAAACCAAACAATTGATCAATTCAATTAACTTTCAGTTGAACCAGGACAGGATCAGTATCGGATCGAATCTTGCCTATGCCCATATCCAACATGAAGGCGGGACCATCGTACCTCGTAAGGCAAAGTTCCTCACAATACCCCTTACGGATGCTGCGCGTGTACACTCTGCAAGGGACTTTGAAAATACCTTTATCCGCAACGGGATCATCTTCATGGTAAGGGAAGGCGATACCCCGCTGGCACTATACAAACTTCAAAAATCTGTCACGATCCCACCCCGACCATTCCTTTTTATCGACCGCACAGATCAGGACATAATCAAGGACAGGATCGCCGAGTGGTGGAGAAAACAAAAGTAGGAAATATGCAATATTCACAAGAAATAATCAACGCTATCAAAGAGGTTTATGTTTCATCTCCATACCCCACGATCTCAAAGATCGCAAAACTTAAAAAGATGCAGCCCAAAACCATATATCGCTGGCGTGACGCAGAGAGCTGGGACCGCATCCTCGCAGAAAAAGCCAAGACAATGTACATCGAACAACGGATGTCAACCAAGGACATTATGCGCATAATGCACAGGCAGCAAAAGGTCGTTGATGCATGGAGAAAATCCGGTAAATGGGATATTGACAAGTTTATTGTTGGAGGTATCGGGCTCTCACGTGAGATGGTTAAACAGTTTAATGAAACGGTTGAGGAAGCTCTCAAAGATAATACTTTCACGACACCAGGAGTCGCAGACAAGCTCACAAAACTACTCATGATCATTAAGAAGGTTAGCCCGCAGCGAGTTCAACTATCAAATATTTTTGAGTTCCTTAAGGACCTCACAGACTTCGTCAGTACGCTTGGCGACAAACAATTCTCAAAACTTTTTCAGAAATACCTCATCGAAATGAGTGATTATTTGAGGAATAAATATGCCGGTGAATAAGCTCACGCCCAAACAATACGATCAGAAGATACTCGAACTGATCCAGATGATCCGGGACAATACCGCCCCGTTCCCAAATGATACAAAAGAATCTAAAAAATTCCGGATGCAAGAAGCTCTTGTTGACCTGTTCTGTTTTGCGAAAACCTACTTCCCACATTACATCACAAAGCCGTTCGGTGAGTTTCATAAAGAGATGGATGCTGCAACGAATAAGCAGCAGATCATCGTTGCGATTGCAGGTCCCAGAAAGCACGGTAAGTCTGTGCTGCTTGCGATCATCAAACCGATCTGGAAGGTGCTCCGAGAAGATGTTCATTTTCCTATTTTTGTATCGGAATCCCGCGATCAGTCAGAGGAAAGAACCCTTGCGATCAAGCTGGAGTTTTTGTACAACAAACGGCTGATCAAGGATTTCGGTGAGCAGGTTCGTTTCGGGCAGGGAAAGGATTTCGATTTCGTCACAAAGATCGGTGCTCGCTTCCTTGCGCTTGGCTATAAAATGCCGATCAGATCAAAACTGCATGGAGCATATAGACCGGACTGGATCGTGATAGATGACTTTGAATCTCATATGGCACAGAATCCACGGATCGCCAGGCAGAAGCTCGAATATGTGAGACAGGAAGCTTACGGAGCGCTCGGCGACAAGGAAGGTATTGTGGTATGGATCGGCAACCGAACTCATAAAGATAGCGCATTATCATATTTTGCTGCGCTGGTAGAAGAAGAGCATGTCGCAGAACTTGTTTATCTCGAATACAAGGCGATACTGGACGATGGAACGCCGCTGTGGTCAGAAGGGTTCACTCTGAATGATCTATATCAAATGAAACGTGCGATGGGACGTGTGGGCTTTGAACGTCATATGATGATGAACCCAATTGTCGAAGGTATCATATTCAAGTCCGGCTGGTTCAAATATTATTACCCTTCGAGTCAAAAGAAATTCGATAGAATTGTAACGTACTGCGATCCCGCTATCGGGACTTCACACTCCTCAGACTACCGGGCAATTATCACGCTCGCTTTCAAGGATAAAAGATATTACCTGCTCGACTGCTACCTCCGTAAGTCCTCGCTCTCATCCATGCTGCATAAACTCTATGAACTCGACAATCAATATGAAACCCGCATATATATGGAATCGAATTTCTGGCAAAGACTCCTCTGGGATTACGTGCAGGATATGTCCGAAGAGTATGGCTACCTGCTGCCTGTGAGTGGAGTGGAAAACACAATCAAAAAGTCTGAACGTATCGAAGCGATCACTCCATTGTATGAATGGGGCTGGATACTGCACTATGATCCGAAAGATGAGGACCTGATCTATCTCGAAGAGCAGCTTACCAACTACCCTGACCATCCGCATGATGATGGACCCGATGCGCTTGCAGGTGCGATCTCTGTGATGAAACGATTTTCCGGACCAATGGAAGCCCGGTTCGTCCCGAAGAAATCCAATGATTTTAAAATCTTATTTTAAGGAGATACATGAACATATTTAATCTTAAGAAAAAAGAAAAGAAACAACCGGTCAATGACACGGTGGTTAAGATACCTGAGAAGGATACCTTCTTCCGGGAAATGAGCATCACGCCGAGTACAATTCGCGGTGCAATAACAGAGCTGGACTCCTACGGAAAACTCCAATCTATCAACTCATTATACAACCGGCTCATGACAGAGGATACAAATCTCGATGCCGATATAGATACCCGAACAGAGGCGCTCAAAGCGCTCGCACCGGTGATCACTACGGAACTTTCTGATGCACAGTCGGAATATTTTGAAGATGTAAAAGACTCTCTCTATCCAGATCTGGTTGAAGCATTGATCGAAGCAAAACTCAAGATGTTCGTGTTCAGGCAAGTAGAGTATGAGCTGATCGATTCCCTATGGTTCCCGAAGCAGCTCCTCGATTATAAGCAGTTAGATCTCCGTATCGTGGACAGACATCTACAGGTTTTTGCCGATGACAAGAAGATGGGCTTTGATGAACTGAAGGTCATTAAGATCCTACGCAAGAAAGCAATCCTCAGATCACTCCTCAAGTTCTACACATTCAAGGCATTTGCGCTCACCAACTGGGCGGATTTCACAGAGATATTCGGCAAGCCGATGCGTAAGGGAACCTACAAGTCCGGCGCTACCAAAGCAGAGAAAGATCAGCTCTGGAACATGCTGAAAAATGCAGGCACTTCCCTTGCAATGATGGTGTCCGAGAACGTCACGGTCGAGTTCGTGGACTTCGTCAATAAGACCGCTTCCGGCAACCTGTATAAGTCTTTATGTGATTTCTGCGAGACCAAATCGACTAAAAGGATTCTTGGACAAACCGCTGTCACTGAGCAGGAAAAATACGGATCAGAAGCAAAGGCGAAAATTGCCAACCTGGTACGCGGCGACATTCTTGCAGGTGACGCCCGTGACCTCGAAGTATTTATATCGAACTTCTTTACCCGTCTCAATCATATCAATTTTAATGACGATAAAATAAAGGTGCAGATCGAGACCAATTTTATGGATCATAAATCAGAATTGGACATGGACATCAAGCTCGTACAGCAGATAGGACTCCCGCTCGATCTCGATTATTTTTATGATAAATATAACAGACCTCGCCCAGAAGGAGAGATAGTTCAACCGCCCTCAAGAGGAGGCATAGATCCCGCAAATTTTAATCGTTCTGTCATGCTGAGCCAGTCGAAGTATGGCACACTTCGAGTATCTCAGGGTGACAGATTTTTCGGAATTGACAGAGGTTTGTCCAATGTCGCTGCCGTAGAAATAGAGAAACAACTCGGGCTCGTATCGAGCGCAACACAGGGCTATAAAGACTATCTTAAAAAGCTCAAATCCTTCGATGACTACAACGAACTTTCATACCCTCTGAATATACATCTCGCTTTCGGGGAAGGACTCGCTGCCCTCATACATACCTCCTATATGCTGGGAAGAAATTCTACAACTAATTTAAACCGGCACATCCATCCCCGGAACGAGGTTTTTGAAATAGACTGGACATCGCCAAATCTCGAAGCTGTCCATGCGTTCAGGGCTGAGGCGTTCCTTGTCGCCGGCGTTCATGCAGAGGACACACTCTCTATGCTCAAGGACGAAGCTGCGAACGCTCTGCTGCAAGGTAAAACCTTTGCAGACTGGAAGAAAGATGTGCAGGTCAAGGGCTTTGAACCGGACAATCCATACTATGTACGGACCAACTTCTCGACCGCAACCAACAACGCATATCTCGCTTCAAAGTGGAACCAGGCACAGGATCAAAAAGACATCTTTCCCTACCTGAGATATATCTGCATGTTCCTTGAGAACTCGCGCATATCTCATAAAGAACTGCACGGAACGGTCCTTCCTATCGATGATCCATTCTGGCTCACTTACTATCCGCCAAATGATTGGAATTGTGCGTGTGATGTAGAACAGCTTACAGAAGAAGAAGCACTGTCCGATCCTATGTATGGCAGAGAACCTGCTCAGATCGATCTCCCAACTGAATGGGCAAAGAATACAGGCGCAGACAATAACATCTGGAGCTCATGGCTGGCTGATAAGAATGTGCTCTCCAAAACATACGCTGCACTTGGTTTGAATGAGTGGAGCAAAGCCGGGAAAGCAACACTCCCTGAGAAACTCGCAACTGTTGATATGACCAAACTGGAACTCACGGATCTGTATAATAATTATGTGCAGGATCGGGTGATCTCTGATGCGTCCGGGCTTCCGCTTAAACTCGCAAAGAAGGATAGCTTTGCAATGTCACAGAATGAAATGCAGGATCTTTTCCAACACCTCAGCTGCATCGAAGAGACACTGAAATCTCCCAATGAGATATGGCTCTCTCCGGCTGATAAGCAGTTCACGTATATGAAGAAATATGCGGGTGGAAATACCTTCGTCGCACAGACCGGCAAAGGCGCTCTCAACTCGATCAAGTATATTGACAGCGCAGGTGCGGATATGTATAGGACAGGGACAATGGCGTTTAAAAGTTAGAAAGTTAAAATGTTATACTTGTTCCCAAGTTGGACTTGGGAACGAGTGAAGGGCTTGCAGTCTCTTGGCAAATAAATGAAAGGGCGTTCCAAACGGAGCGCTTTTTTATTATGGAGGAGAGGACGGGATTCGAACCCGCAAGGGAAGTAATCAGCTTCCCCAAGAAGGTATAAGCTTCCTGCAACACCATTATGCCTACCTCTCCTCCGAGATATAAAAAAAACGGGGTGCGTGATTAGCACACCCCAAGGGTTGAATAAACAGAGGGAATAAACTAAATCTGTTTCAAGTTTTGCAAGTTCGTTCCACAGCATAATGGATTGCAGCTTATACCTCGGTTACAAACCAATTCTTGGTATAAATTTCTGTCAAGAAAAACTTAGGGCACCTCATCCGAAGTGCCCTTTTATATTTAGAGACCCCAATCGTTAACCAGCTATCTCGTTACCAAGCCCCTGCTTGGTAATGCCTTAAGTGAGCTCAACTTCTCGATCTGCTCCTCCCTCTGTGTGTGCAGGATCAATAATAATGAGCACGTCTTCTTCGCCCCGGCTGTCAGTACGATCAGCTCCTCTTCCGCCTCGTTCAATTCTTCGAGTCTGTCTATGATCTCGATGAGTTCATTCATGACATATCTCCGATTAATTTGATATCCCGAGCTGGGGATCTTGCGGACCTATCATCAAGCTTTGCCGCTTACCACTCTGAGAAGGAATATGAACGCCCGCACGCGTGATGTCCTGTTCTTTGTATTGAACATACCGTGCGGAGTGCCCGAGCAAAAGTCCTGTCTCGTTCTGCGTAAGCCCCTTGACCACACGATAATATAGTATCTTGCGATACTCATCCTTCATTAGCGGAGCTATGCCTGCAATAAGACCGACACTCACACTCTCTCGCTTGCCGCGGCGTAGTTCCCCCGACACGTCGGGGTCGGAACGTAGACGGGTCACTCTGAAATACAAATTCACCAGCTGCCTCTGCACCTTCCATGCAAGATCGTCCGTCATGGACTTGACCAGCATAAGATACCCGGTCTCTGTGAATACATTGATGCATGAGGTATGGGGTGGCATGGGACAATTTGTCCCGCGGAACTTTCCTCGTAGACTGTAATAATCGATCTCTTTTTCAAATCGATTTCGATTCCTGTTAAAATTCCTTCTTATTGAATCTGAAGGAACCCTGTGAACTTCCGCCACATCATTGATAGTTACAACTCTCTGCCCTTGATACTCTCGCACAGGCATGGGCTTGCCTGCGATTTGCACGATGTTATTCATCTGTGCCTCCTTGAGTTTTTTGGTCTCAACTGAAAAAGCCGAGATTGACCGCGCAAACCCAAGGGAAGGCGCCCCGCTCTCACGAGTACGGGAATCTCGGCAATAACAACAATAGCGCTTATGCTCGACCAAGCAGAAGCGCCATCACAATGGGTTCATTCGGTCTGATGGCATTTCTACTTATGAACATAGAGCGTGTCAAGTTTTTAAATATTTCGGTATCTGATCTTCTTCATATTCTTTTTTGCGAAGGTGCTCTCCGCAGAACTCACAAATATTTGCGGTTGCCTTATTTATGGTAGAGCAATTCCTGCATTTTAGATGATCGTTATCTTTATTATGTGAGATCATAAAATCTCTTACCAGTCTCAATATCCTTCTTATTGCGACTGCAATCATAATAATTGAGATGATCACTATCAATGCGAATATACACTCGATAACAAACCAGATAATCATCAGGGTGGATGTCATTTGTCTTCCGGCTTTTTCCAGTCCGGATGATATGGTCTCACTGCTACAACAATAATACCAATTATTCCAAGGAATAAGCCCCATGCGAACCCACCCTCGTATCCCTTACTTTTGTTGATTCCCTGCGTAATAAAACCGCAGATGATCAACCCAATAATAATGACTACTAACATTATACTTTCTCCTTTCGTGCAATTATAATCGTGTGTACGAGAATACCGCCCACCACGAGCACTATCCCGATCACGACACCTATTATTATTCCTATCATTTTTCTATCTCCTCTCGGCGCTTTCTGTGGGTATTACGGTCTCTACAATAACGCAATCTTCTCCAATAACTGTTCTTATAACGTTTGAGATAGTGCGTTTGCCTTGCTGTAGCCAAATCTTATTGTTCCGGGTTATCATGACAATACCCCTTGAGCGTATCTCATGTAAAGTAATCTCGCCAACGATGGGAGGATAAGCATTGTTGCGCAGAGCGAAAAGAAACTCCTCTTCAATTTTATCTGCAATCATTTCAGGAATCGTATACAGTATGCTTTTGGTATCCCCCATCAGGGCTGAAATGTCAGGGTATTTAACTTCTTTATCATCCATTTTCGTTTCCTTTCGTGCCTTTCGTGGTTAATCCTTCTTCCGAACATCCATTCTCACGACTGTCAAGATTATCCGTGCCAGGTCCCAGCCGGGTTTACCGTACTTCCCGAGAAGTAGTTCTTCCTGCCCAGAAAGCGGATCGTTGATAATATAGTCGTCTCCGGCTTTCTCTTTCAGCAGTACCCAGTGCCCTGCCTCGAAATCGATCTTCACGATACAGGGGAGCATGGTATCAATTTTATGGATCGGCGCAGGTGTATGATAGCACATAAGCAGCCCGTGGAATACCATCTCCTCGAAGATGTAGGCAAGTGTACTGTGCACGATCCGGTTGCCTTTGTCATATCCCCAGCCGTCCTTACGGCAGAGATCATAATCGACTTGTGGAGGTTCCCAATTAATGCCGGTTGCGTACTTTGCCAGGTCAGTATAGCAAGAGAGCAGGCATCCGTATTTACCGATAGTACTGTCCTCCGGTCTGTGCTCTGTGCCGAGTTTGTAATCTCTCCAGCGTAGATCCCGCTGCCATGTGGGTTCAATACCGAGGATGAATTTTTCTTTTTTCATGCTCACTCTCCTATTCTAAATATTTTTTTTATCGAATTTATTATAAACGAGTCCCAGTTTTTACCGCATATCTTATTCGCTGCAAGCTGCCAGAGCAGCCAACCGCAGATAGGGATCACAAGCCATATCCACCAGCTCATCTTCGTAATGATCATCAGGTATATCGCAATCGGATAGAGCTGTGCCCACTTATATTTCTTGCGTGTCCACCAGGATTTTTTGAGCGTCCCGTCCCGCATACCATCGAAAAACGCCGTCCACAGCAGGACAAAGCATGTAACTAATTGTAGTGTTGTCATGAGCTACTCTCCCAGTATTTTGAGTAGTTGTTCGAGATCGAATTTGGTGTTGATGGTGAGGGGATATTCATAAGAAACATCATCAATTGACATAACAATCTTTGATACTTCTTTCCCTCTATATTCCGCTGCAATAGTAAGCTCTGCGTGCTTTGTTTGGTACTCAAGCCATCCTTTACCAATATGTTTAAATCCCATATCCTCTAAAACTTTTTTATCCATATCTTACCTCGCTTGTTCATAATAATTTTGAACTGTGCCGGATGTGAGTCCGACTTTTTGTGCGACGAGCTCCCGTGCTTCACAGAGGTGAAAGCCCTGCTCTTTATACTTTTTCACGAGCTTGACGATCTCCTTTTTCCGCACGTTCGCCTGTGCATGTGATCCTTTTCTGCCGTAATGATATTTCTTAGCGCTCACGATAATACCCGGTTGCGTACCATATTTGCCGGACAGTGCTCGGTGCGAGATACCATTTTTCCGCAACGAGCTTAAATGCTTCCTGGATCTTGAAGCCAAGCTCCTTATATTTACGGATATCGTCGCATACCTTCTGGTTTCGTTCGTCATTTTTTTGTCGCTTCATGCGCACACTCCGTGGTGTTCATAGTTCCCGTAGGTTTTATACGGCATGTGCATGCCCTTCTTGCGGTCGATCTTCCAGAAGTATACCCTGCGGAAATATGCAAGCCGGTGCACTCTATCGAGCAGATCCTTGATGATCCCGTAGAGACGCTTTGTCTCCACGTAATTTTGCAGGAAAATACGGCGGAGCATGCAGCGCCGGCTGAACCGGTAACTGCACGCCTCGCGATGGTTGCACAGGGGAACCTTACACCTATCGCCATATAATTGAGCGGGATATGGTTTAGGCATGAGGCACCTCCTGCGCAACGTCCCTGGTAGGTATGTAGGGATCTTTATATTCAACCTCTTTTAAAATCCTGTCGAAGGTGATCTTTCCATATCCATTGAACCGCTGTACATCGTACGGACGTTTCGAATAGTCGATGATCAGTGTGATAGGCGCTCCGTGAAATGGCATGTTGAACATATCTGTAGCTGCGCCGGTATCTAATGCGTCATAGGGAATATCCCTTTTCTTGAGTTCATACCTCAACATCCGGCAGGCAATGCAGTCCGGTCTGGTTATGACAATTATCTTTTTCATTTTCGTGCCTTTCTACAGATAGCTAAAATTGAGCGAGATGGTCTGCCAGTCTCCATTGACATCTTTACGTTTGAAGATGAAGTACTTCCTGCGGTTCTCGATCTTCACAGAGTCTGCGATGAGTTCCATTGCCTGCTTCCAATCCTTATCGTTTATCTTCACCTGACGGAGTGAGAGTATCATCTTCGAGTCCAGCTGTCCTTTTTTATCGACTTTGAATGCCTGGTTCACGAGCATACGGATCTTCATGTCAGATCCTTCAGACCACTTCTCGATACACTTATCGATGAGCTGCTTGGCAATTTGCAGACGCTCGTCGAATCCGATTGTCTGTCCGTATTTTACCTGTACTTCTTTTGATTGATCGAAATTTCTAAGTAGTGCGTTGCCCTTCCAGTTCTCGCCGTATTCCGCAGCGACGCTTTCGAGGAATCTGTCCATGTCCATATCGATCTTTTCTTTCAACTGCTTCATGCGAAGCTGAGTTGTTTCCACTTTTTTGAGGATACGCTCTACAAGCGCATCTCGTTTTTTGTCGGTCGTTCCGATGAACTTGATGGGAATCCTGTGAGCTTCTGAGTCCAGCCAGAACTTGACCTCTTTTTCCATTATGACCTTAGCCATTTGTTGCCTCCCGCGATCTGCGTTTCTCGCTCTCTCTATGTTGTTCCTTACATTCTTCCCGTTCACTAATCCTTGCTTTTGGATAATACGGAGACAATCTCCTTTGTTGTTTGTTTTTGTTTCCTAAGATCTTTAGTCCTTTCATGAGTTCTCCTTTTCTTTTTTGTTTTTTTTCGTGGTTAAAAATTTCTTCCATCCGCTGATCTGCCTGCTTTGCGGCAGCGCATAGTCCAAGTCCGATATAGACGAACAACATAAATAATGCAACACCAAATACTACCCACAGTCCGCGTGCTGCTGTCCATATGATGAATGCAAGGAATGCCAGCCAGAATGTGTAGATGATCCAATCGCCTTTTTTCTTTTTACTTTTCATCTTTTGTTTTCCTTTTCTTTGTGCCTTTGTGGCTTTGCTCCTGATACTTATCCGCATAGTTCTTGAGGATCTGCACGATTGCCCTGCGCTCTTTCTGATCCAGGAGTGACCAGTCAGACTTTTCGAATTTCGAGATCATGAGCGCCCGGACTCTGCCCATATCCCATCCGGCAAGTTTCATTACGTGGTACATATAGTTGCCTTGCTCATCGAGTTGGAACTTCTCCGGGATATTCGGTTTTTCCCGTCCATTGATCAGACGGAAGAGTTCAAGCAATTTTGGTAACTTCAGGTCGCGTAAGCTGCTTCCAAAACCCCACAAGATCATATAGTCATGCACCTGGTCACGATCCCATCCGTGCTTGACCACAGCCGTTGCCATGATCTTTTGACGGATCTTACGTGCGTATTGTTCCTGATTCATAATATTCCGGATTCGTGAGCAAGCTTCAGCGTCCGCTCATACTCTTCATCTGTAGGATACCACTTCGGTTGTTTTTTTCGTTCGGCTGCCGGTACCTCTACGTAGAGCTTGTATGGTCCGTCCTTGCCCACAATTTTGATCTTACCCTCATGCTTGAGCACTCGGATGTAACCGCCCACAGTATTTTCATTTTCTCCGGTCAGTTCTACAATATCCCTGATCGTGAAAGGTCTGCGGGTATAGCAGATGTAATTGTCGATTATCCGTCTCGTTGTCAGTTCTATTTCGTTCATTTCACCTTCTCGACTGGAATTATTTCACCTTTAATTCCTTGTTTCTTCAACGCCCTTCTTGTCCTTTTTGCTGTAGTCATAGAGAACCTGCTTGCATGTTTTATGTCAGATGTCATCTCAGGTGAGTTCAAGACGAACCTCACGAAATACCCAGAACCGCTTTTGATTATACATACCTTCATTAGTCCACCTCCTCGATCTTCAGTTCGAGACTGCTATTCATCAGTACAACAGGTTCGTTTTCAAGTGGATTACCACATGGCATATCAGGACAATAATTCAGTTCGAACTCAAGCCAGTCCCTGATCTCATCATCCGTAGCATCTTCATTGATCGCTACCTTGAATTTTACTTCAGCTATTTTACTCATTTCTGCACTCCTATTTGTAGTAATCCGTCCGGTACATCCTTATATTCGAGCCGGCTCACTTCATTATGCTGTGCAATGGTCTCTATCGCATACATTGCCTTCACGATTTTTCTGATGTTTCCACCGGTCATCTTTTGTATCTGACGCACGATTTCGGCGTCGATCTCTACGTCGGATATGTCCTTGCACACACGCTGCACCTCAGATAGTGATAGCACATCGAAGCGCACAAAATAATTGGTCCTGTCGAAGAAGTGAGGGTTCGATTTCAGTAGCTCATGCTTGGCGTTCTGCATGCCCACCATTATCACGATCGCACTTGTCTGATCTGCGAGATCACGTATGCTGCCGAGCATCTTCTTGTCGCCAAAAGCGTAATCTATCTCATCTATGAAGATCACTGCGTCCGGATGAATTGCGAGAATATCCCTGACAATGCAGTATATTTTGTATGTGTTCCCGCGCGGTTCGTCATCTCCGAGTGAATACTTATGCCTGAGCACTCTATGTATCTCCAGCAGAAATCCTTTTGTTGTCATGGCAGCTACCAGGCGAATATACATGAAGTCGAATGTCGTTGCGAATTTGAAAGCGAAGCGGGTTTTCGATACACCCGGATCGCCGTAAAATAGTCCCAGCCCTACCATTTCAGATTTTGGTCGATTCTGCAAGTAGCGGATACAATTCAGGGCTTCTCTCGTATTCTTGATTTCAGTCATTACATTTTCTTTCATACGTCTCCTATATTTGAAATTTGAAATTTGATCATTTTTCCTTCAGTCCCACATGTTCATAGAGCTTATGCAGGTCTATGTTTGTTTTATTTTCTTTTTCATCTTTTTTCTCTGTGTTCTCTGTGGTAAATAATCGCCTCAATTCCTCGGCATTTTTTTCGTCTTTTTCGCTTGCCTCGGCGTAGTCTGTCGAAGCCGGATTGTTGAAAAATTCTCTTAATTTAGCTTCTTTCTTTTCCCGCTTTATCGCTTTCTCGCTTTCTCCCTCTTCGCTGATAAGTGGTATATCATTGAACAACGCCCCTACCGATTTGTCGGGTATGAGCTGATCTCCCTCGACCTGCTGCATGAACTCCTTTGTTGCCTTTTTATGCTGCTTCTTAATCCTTCTGATCTGCTTGATCTCACGCTCCAGGTCACGCTTTGTTTCGATGTCGCCGGTGAGGTGTACAAGCGGATGCTGTAATTTCCTCACACGCGCCTGGCAGATGTAATTGTCCTTCTCGTCATACACCAGGATTGAGTTGATATTGAAATTGTCATACCTGATCATACAGATCTGTCCAACGTGCGTGACCATTTCCTCAGCCCAGTACCATAATTTATTGTGCTTCACTCCATTATTTAATATTTTTCGTCGCTTGGTGCACAACATGAGATGGTTCAGTTCGGACGGTTCCACTTTCAGATAGTCCTCGATCTCAGCGCTGCGTAACACATTGATCGGCTTCTGTCCACCAAGCCCTTCATGTTCGTGCTGCGCATACAATTCCATCACCCAGAAGGAAAAGGTCAGTTTGAACTCATCCATTGTGAGCGGCTTGCGCTCATACAATTTCTGCATCCACTTCTCATTCCTGTATAACGTCGCCGGCTTGTCCTCTATATTTCGACCGCGGAAACTCGGCACCAATCGCTCATACTGGTCCTGCACTGTGCGGAAAAATCTCTCAACGATCTTTGCCTTTGCATTGTAAGGAATAGCGAAGTGAGGTGAGATACCCAGCCGGTAGAAGTACCCGCCGAGTTCATTTTCAAGATCGTGATCAGCAGGTTTTGAGACGAATATCTTCGATTTGAATGCCTTGCCATTATCGAGATACACAAATTTCGGACGGTATCCGGTGAACAATATCGCATTACGAAGGGCAAGCGCAATGCACTGCGAATCCTCTGTGCTATTGATCGCACAGCCAACCGGCATCCTGGACCTCATATCGAACCACACTATCAGCGTCATACGCCTGGGTTTCTGATCATAGGGATCAATTATGTCGAATGAAAGATCGTGCCCGTCCGCAACCCACACATCGCCTACCTCAAGCAGGTTCAGATCACGCAAGATGGTTTTGTTGATTTTCTCGTCATACGCCTTGAGCCCTTCACGTGATATTGTCCAAAGATGAGGATTCTGCACCTTCCAATCATCGATCCACCTGCGCATTGTTCGCTCGGACACATCGATCTCTTTTCCTGCGATCCTATAATGATCCTGTACGTTCAGGATTGCAGTTCCAATTGCAATTCTATTAGGGTGTCTTAATTCTCGTAATAGTCTATTTTGAATATCCTCCGGTATGCTGCGCCCGCGATAATGATGAATATACTTACGGACCAGCACCCGGTAATCTCTCCCTGCTTCAATATATTTCTTGAGCCATCGCCTGAATGTGCGCTCGGATATGCTGCCGGTGATATCTTCGAGCTCTGACAGGTACATTCTATGATTGAACAGCTTGAGTAGGATTTTCATGCGTTCTTTTTTTGATTCGATGTTGTTATTTGAGAGATACTCTTCGCACATTTTGCCCTTCAAAAAAGCTTCCCTGAGATATTCATCCGGCATCTCAGCGTACGGAGTGCAGTCGAGAGATGTTCTAAAAAGCTCGATCTTCCGTTCTGCCGCTTTTACGCTTTCACCCTTTTCCCTAAGCCCCAACTCCACGTTCTCGTTCCTAAGCCCCTGCTTGGGAACGTGTGACAGAGGTTTGTCCAAAGTGTCCGCAATGGTGTCCGGAGGTGTCGTTGAGTGTCGCTGAGTTTGTGTCGCTGAGTTCATGTCGTTGACATGTCGTTGATGTGTCGTTGATATGTCGTTGATCGTGTCGCTGAGTTTTGGATCGTAAAAAATCTTATACACCTCTCCATTCCCGCCATGTCCAGGTTCCATCCTGGTTTCCCACTCGCCCTTTTTTGCTCTCCTCTGGATGGTCCGCTCAGATACACCCAGGAGATCAGCGAGTTCTTTTGTTGTGTACCACATACCTACCTACCTGTCACGCCGGAGTCCCTGCTTGTCAGGGCGAAGGCGGACTTTACTTTATTGGATTTTTGCACTGTGCTTGTAATGATTTTATTGCCTGCTGCTGCCAGCGTCTGGACCGGCTGGCTGCCATATAATAATGAATCTTCTTATTTATATATGTATTATTACATATAGTGTATAAGAAGATGAGTGCGAGTACTGCGGTTGTTTCCATCAGTCCCCCCTCTCGTCCCACACGATTTGTTTAATTTTCATTACTACTTTTGTTGATTCCAATTTCCCTGATGAGATATGTTTACAGGTCTGATATGAAAGCCCGTGCTTGTCAGCGAACGCCTTAATTGTACCATAATTCCTAATGCAAAACACCTTAAATTCGACTGAATCGAACTTCACTTTTTCTTTTTTTCTTGACATTGTTTACACCTCTATTTTATTTTTTCTTAATCTATGGTGCTGAATTAATTCAGTCGAATTTAAGGTGTCAAGTTTTTCTTGCTATTTAGCAAAATATATTTGTTTGTTTAGCTGATTCCATTAAATCAAGGATTGAAACTATATATAATAACATAAAGGAGAATGAGGGCGAGTAGTTTGTTTAGCTGATTCCATTAAATCAAGGATTGAAACAAGGACCTCAACGAGCAGGCATCCCAGCGCCGGGACCAGGAGCATGTACGGGAACTCAAGCAGGAAATATTCGAGCTGCAACGCAAACTCATTGCCTGTCATGAGCAAGTCGAAGAGCTGCATAAAAAACAAACGTAATACCGCAACACGCTGCAAATACTCACTTCGCAGCAATCCCAACCATAATGGACAAACCGCTGTCACAATTGGACAAACCGCTGTCACAATTTTCCCAAAATCACCACTTTTTTATGACACGAGGTTTGTCCATTATGTGTCGGCAATATTAATGTAAGTGGTTTACAATAGGTAAGTTACAAAAAGTCAGCGTCAAATCCCTCAATTGCCAAACCATTTGTCAACCCACAGTGATCCCGTAAAGATCAGAGCAATTTATCGCGGTAGAGGTGAGATTTGTTTCTGAGAGATTATTCGGATAATCTCCATATAGATTATATCCAAGAACATTGTCTTCTGTATATCCGGCAGTGGGATCAGGTCCGCCATATTGACCGCCTTGACCTGTTGGTATTCCATACGCCCACTGATTTTGGTTATCCCAGCTTGGATTTGTGTCCATGTACCAGCTGTAACGAAGTGTTGGTTCGCCTACTGCCAGCTTCACTTCAATTGTCGTGTCACCATAATGATTTGATACATTAGTAAAGTAAACTGATGAAGCA